AGAATTTGTTGATAGCGAGACTCCTTTTTATCAGGGAAACAAAAACTTCACATATGAACTGACTGCACAGACCTATCAACACAATCAGGAAGAAATCGAGACAGGAATGGAGAACATCGACTCCATTGCTACTAACTCGAAAGACCTACTCACATATGTTGGACTCACTGGAGGAATCACTGGTGAATTCTTCGTCAATGAAACCGTGTATGTTGGAGCAACCCTGGATACGGCTACATTTACTGGAATTGTGACCAACTGGAGTGAACTCAATCCAGATACGATATATCTCAAAGACATAGAAGGAGATTTGACTTCTGTTATCAATTCTGTAATCAAGGGTAGTGAATCTGGTGGACAGGCAATTGTTTCTTCCGATCTTGGAAATACTATGGATCATATCACCATCAATCCGTTTGGCACTAATGATGCCATAAGGAAGGAAGCCCGCACTATTATTGATTTCTCCGAAGTTGATCCTTTTAGCGAGGGCAATTACTGATGTTTGGCTACTTCTATCACGGAACTGTTAGAAAATATGTTGTGGCGTTTGGAACGCTTTTCAACAACATCTATATCAGTAGAAAAAATAAAGATGGCGAAGATTCAAGGTATCGTGTTCCTCTTTCATATTCAGAAAAAGACAAGTATATCCGCCGTTTACAAGAGTTTCCAGTTCTTCAGAGCGACGAAAACAACCCAGAAATAGCCTATTCCTATCTGCCAAGAATGTCATTTGAAATGAGTGGTTTGCAATACGATCCTTCTCGTAAAAGAAATAGTCTTTCAAAAGTATACGAACCTGTTTCAAATAAAAACACATATTCATATGTGTATGCAGAAGTTCCGTATAATTTCGACTTCAATGTGCATATCATGGCAAGAAAAATGGAAGATGGTCTGCAAATTGTTGAACAAATATTGCCCTATTTCACGCCGGAATTCACTATAACATTAGACTTGGGAACATTTGCAAAGAAGGTGGATATTCCCATAACAATGGGTTCTTATGAACAAACCATAGAGTTTGAGAGCGAAGCAGATGACGGAACAGAACACAGAATACTCATATGGAATTTGGGTTTCAAGATGCGTGGGTATCTCTATGGCCCTGAAAAGAATGCAACAGTTATCAAAAAAACTATAACAGAATTTTTTGACTATGATAGATATCTTACAGGCACTGGTGACCGCTTGGAAACAGTTGTTGTTGGAACAACATCTGGAACAGGTGGAATTGGTACAGGAGCAACGGATTTCGGATACTATATCCAGATTTTCGGAGCAACTGCAACGGATGGTGATATTTTCGGTTGATGAAAAGAGGTAGTAATGGAAGAAGAACCAACACAAGAAGAGAAAATATCCCAAAAATTAGGGATAGAATTCGTCACACAAGAAACTCCTATAGTCAAAGTTTCTCCAGATGTGGCTGCTATTGAATTAGGCAAGCCTATTGATGATATTGATTTGAAGAAAGACTATATCACAGTTCGCAAGAACCTTCGTGAAATTCTGATGACAGGTGCAGATGCAATAGATTCTGTTCTGACCGTTGCAAAGGAAAGCGATTCTCCCCGAGCCTATGAGGTAGCAGCACAACTAATAAAGGCTGTTGCCGATGTAAATAAAGACTTGCTTGAAATCCACAAGAAGGTAAAGGAAATACAGGGTGGAGATAGCACGGCTCAAAAAGCCACAAGCATCACCAATAACTCTATATTTGTCGGTAGTACCCGTGATCTACAGGCAATAGTCAAAGAGCGTTATAAAGAATTGATGGATGCCAAAGTTGTTGAGGCTGAAGTGATAGAGAATGTAGAGGAAAACGATGACGGACAAACAGGATAAAGGTGCATATCTCGGAAATCCAAACCTCAAGGGAGCAAATGTTCCTGTAGAGTTCACAGAGGAGCAAATCGGTGAATATCTCCGATGCTCTCAAGACCCAGTATATTTCATCAAGAACTATGTAAAAATCGTGAACCTCAATGACGGTCTTGTCCCATTTGAACTCTATGATTTCCAGGAGAAATTTGTCAATACCATTCACGCCAACCGCTTTACCATATCAAAGTTCCCCCGTCAGAGCGGAAAGTCCACCACGGTTATTGCCTATATCCTCCATGCGGTTCTCTTCAATCCTAATCAGAATGTTGCTATTCTTGCAAATAAATTGGCTACTGCCCGTGAACTACTGCACCGCCTAAAGTTGGCATATGAGTATCTTCCAAAGTGGATACAGCAGGGAGTCTTGAGTTGGAACAAAGGTTCAATTGAGTTGGAGAATGGCTCCAAGATTCTTGCTGCTGCGACCTCTTCATCTGCTGTTCGTGGTAATTCGTTCAACCTTATTCTTCTTGACGAGTTTGCCTATGTTCCTTTCAATATAGCCGATGAGTTCTTCTCGTCTGTATATCCAACCATCTCGTCAGGTAAAAACACTAAAGTCATCATTGTGTCCACCCCCAAGGGCATGAATATGTACTACAAGTTATGGACAGATGCAGTCAACGGGCGAAACGAGTATGTTCCTGTAGAGGTATTTTGGGACGAGGTTCCTGGTCGTGATGAGGCATGGAAGCAGCAGACCATCAAGAACACCTCTGAAGAGCAGTTCCGTACAGAATTCGAATGCGATTTCGTCGGCTCTGTCCATACCCTTATATCCCCTCGTAAACTAAAGACCCTTACCTTCGTCAATCCTATTCATAAGAATGAAGAAGGATTCAAGGTATACGAGAAACCAAAGAAAGACCACAACTATATCCTTATAGCCGATACCTCCCGTGGAACAGGCAATGATTACCATGCCTTTACCGTTATAGACATGACGCAGGCTCCCTATCGGGTGGTTGCAACCTTTCGGAACAACATCCTGCCTCCTGCAATGTATCCCACAGCCATTGTCTTGGCGGCTCGGCAGTTCAACAATGCTATGGTTCTGGTTGAACTGAATGATATTGGAGGACAGGTGGCAGACATTATCCATGAAGAGTTCGAATACGAAGGCTTGATGAACACCTCGGTAAAGGGGCGCAAGGGACAGGTGTTGGACGGCGGTTTCAATGCACAGAACCAGCAGAGAGGTGTGAAGACAACCGAAGTAGTGAAGCGGGTAGGCTGCACAACCCTCAAAGGCTTGGTTGAGCAAGATAAACTAATAATCGAAGATTATGATTTAGTCAAAGAATTATTCTCTTTTGTTTCAAAAAAGAATACATATGAAGCAGAAGTGGGACACCATGATGATTTGGTAATGACCCTGGTGCTTTTTGCATGGCTTACAACCCAACTCTATTTCAAAGATTTGATTGGTGGTAATATTTCCTTGGAAATGTATGGCAAAGAGATCCGTCAATTAGAAGAGGATATGTTTTTTGGATTTATAGATGATGGGTTGGGAGATCCCTTTGGTGAAAATAGTGAATGGAAACAAACATAATCATAGAACTTTTCTGTTTTATACATACCTTCAGAACTGAATCTTAGATTTCGCCAAAAAGGAGAGAACACATGGCATTCCAAATCAGCCCAGGTATTAATATCACCGAAATTGATCGTACAGGTGTGGTCAATCAGGTTATTTCAAACACATCTGCTGCATATGCAGGCAACTTCAAATGGGGCCCCATAGAGCAAATCACAACAGTAAGCACAGAAAACGAACTCGCTGCTCGTTTCGGTGGTCCAGACGATTCCAACTATTTGGACTTCTTCTCGGCTGCAAATTTCATCGGCTATGGTGCTCGTCTACAGGTTATCCGCACATCAGACTCTGCTGCCAAAGTTGCAACAAGAGGTGGTGGAGCCAACGCAAATACAATATGGAATGACGACTTGCTAGGAAAGGCAACAAACTACGGTATCAGTGCAGCCGCTGGCTTTACTGGTGTTCTTTGTGCTCGTTATCCTGGTCTTCTAGGAAACAGCCTCAAGATCTCGTATTCCGATAATATTGCCCGTGGTGTTACATTCACCGGATTTACATCAGCAAGTGGAACCGATAACAGTGTCACATTCAGCATTGGAGCAGGCACAACCAACCTTGGTTGGAATATTGCCACGGTTGGAGTCACAGGCACTGATGCTGCAAATCAGATAGCAAAAGTTGCTGTTGGAGACTTCCTCAAATTTGCAGATTCTGCAAAACAATATGAAGTTGTTGCCAAGCGAGCCGCTGCACTTGATCTTCGTGTTATTGGTCTAACCGCTGATGCACTAAGTGCTCTAGTTGGTGCGTCGTCTGCAACCGCTGTATGGGCATATGCCAAGTATCTCAACCAAACACTCTCTACATCCACAGTCACCAAGGTCAAGGGTTATACCGATGACGAAGTAGCACTGGCAATTGTTGACGAAGACGGTCTATTTACAGGTGAGCGTAAGGCTGTTCTTGAGACATATGTTGGTTCCAAGGCTCTCAATGGTACAAACTTGGATGGAACAAACTCCTTCTATGCCCGTAAGCCTATAAATTCCCGCTATGCTGCTTGGATTTCACATCCAGCATCTGCTGAACTCAGCACTAACGGATTGGAGTGGGGTGCAACTCTTGGTGTGGTTGGTGCAACAGCCAACTTCAAGACCCTCAAGGCAAATGTCTATGCTTCACTTGAAGGTGGAACAGATCCAGTACCTACACTAACAGACACTTTCCGTGGCTTCGATGTCTTCAGAGATTCTGATAACACCGAAGCAAATCTATTGCTCCAGGGTGGACACAACACCGAAGT